CCAGTTCCGTCACCTATTAATATTTGTGTGTCTGCGACTGCCTTTGCAGAAACAGCACCAGAGCTATTAGCGTCTCTTACTAATACTGTGTTGGCAGCTTGATCAGCTATTTCTGCTAATGCAACACCACCATCTTTAATTGTTACTGCACCACTTGATACAGCAAAATTATCTGAACTAAATGAAGCCACACCTTTATTGGAAGTTGTAGCATCTTCTCCTGCTATCGTAACTGTATTAGAAGTTGCTGAAGTATCTATACCTTCACCACCTGCTATTGTTAAAGTTTCGCTATCTAAATCAATGGCGATTGTTCCACTATCTGTAGTAACATCTAAATCTTCGGCAGTTAGTTGAGTGTCAACATAAGCCTTTACAGATTGCTGTGATGGTATACCTGTTGCACTGTCTGAAGCCATATTATCTTCATCAAGAAAACTTTTACCGTCTAATATGTTTAATTCAGCAGCCGTTGAACTAACAGCAGTGCTTCCTAAAACCAACTGACCATCTGGAACAACTATTCTTGCCGCACCATTTAAAATTAAATCATCTACAGATGTATCCCATGTCATGTTTGCTGAGGCAGTATCACCATAAAGAATTACATCATAACCTTGATCGTTAGCACCAACAGTTATAGTATTGTCAATTTGCACAGCACCATCTATGTCAACTGCATCTAGGTTTGTTGTGCCATCTACATCAAGATCGCCAGCAATATCTAAATTACCACTTGCATTAAGAAAAGTTGCTTTTTCGGCAGGCTGGGTACAGAAAACCGTTTTAGCACCAGTTCCCCAATTTACAGCACTATCACTATTGCTTGATTGTAGAATTGTAGTTCTAGCTAAAGTTGTTCCAGAAGAAGTATAAGTTCCAACACCTATTTCAAAATCTACTCCATCTGTGCAACAGTAATAAGTTGTATTTCCATCACCTACGGATGAAAAAGACTCAAAACCAGTTTCTGCTCCAGATAAAGTATAAGTACCTGTACCCGTTGTAGCTGTTGTTTCTTTAACTCTATCTTTTAATGCTAACGCCATCTATTATGTCCTCGGTCTCGAAGGTAACCCTACTCTATAACCATCTGTGTTTTCTCTAGCTTCTCCCAAATCTTTAACTCTTTCCATAAACTGTAAGTATAAATCAGTATAGTTTTTAATTACGTCTGGTTCGCCTTTCATAAAAGTATAGGCTTCTATCAAAGAACCGTAAAGTAACGCAAAAGGTGCATTTGTACTTATCCAAGTTGTACCGCTGTCCGCCCCCGCGGTCAAACTAGCTGGTCGATAAAAGTAGTGTAATTCAACGGTGTAATTACTGTTTGGTGTTGGAGCTAATATAAAATGATCTTCACTAAATCTAGCATAATATTTTGGAAGTCCTGTTGTAGTCGCGGCAGGAGTGTATTCTCTAAGAAAATTAACGTCTTTTTGAAGTAAAAAACTTTCTGATCCAGAAGTTGTTATTTGAAAAGAAAAAGAAGCAAGATAATCTGATGGGACATTAACATATTGATCAGAAGAAGTTAATGTGCTTGTTACATTTTTTCTAAAATAATCTAAATCTACCGATTTTAAAATTTTTTCTTCAGACGCTTTTATAAAATCTGGTAAATGTGTAACAAAAGTTGACTCACTATTATCTGTGTAATCTTGTATTGCTGTTTTTAATGTGGCTAATGTAAAACTCATGGTGTCACCGTAACAGGTCCAGCTGTAGCATCGTTACCGCCTCCAAAAACGCTTCCTACAGAAGCTGTCCCACTGCTTGCAGAAAATGTATAAGTATCTGTAGTTACAACCGTAATACTGTAACCATCATCTTTGTTTATAATAGCAGAAGTGAATCCATCAAAACCTTTTGCTTTTTTAAACCTAACGGTATCTCCTGTAGTTCTGCCATGACTAACCTCGTTTACAGTAATTACGGCTGAACCAGAACTACCCGACAAATAAGAATTTGGATTTAGTCTTCTTTCAATAGGGTTTTCAGTTCTAGGGGGTCTTGCATTTTTTACAGCTTGACCGTCTACAGGAACATTAAAGGGACCTAATTGCGGGTGTTTTCTCTCAAATTCGTCCGGTCCCACCAATAATCCGTTCCATTCAAGTTTCATCATATTAAGCCTATATTTCATCCCAGACCTGTCAGATATACCATAAGAATATTTTCCTGTAGCAAATCTACCCATTAATTACTCCTAAAATAAGCATATTGGGGAGTCACTGTAAAACTAGATCTATCTCTATCTTCTCCCATAGCCCTCTCAAATTCTTCTTCATAAATAACTTTTAACATTTGAACTCTTTCTGGTACTTTTTTTACAGCAAGATAATAAGCTAATCCTGCAGTAAGACAAGGGTAAAATCTAAAAGGAACTTCAAGTGTGTTTACTGCGGTATCTGCGTCTTGTATCCTTGTTAGAGCATCATAGTAAATAACGTCTGTGCTGTTTTCGGGAGCAGGCCAAATTTTTAAATTAGGTGTAATATGCCTGTCTAAAAAAAATTGAGTAGGTCTTCCTGTAGTTGTTTTATTAGCAATACCTAAATAACTATCTCGGCTTATACGACTTAAACTATAGTCTACGCTACTTCTTCTCACAGATGCTGATAAAATATCAATAACGTCTGTGCCTAAATCATATTCAGTGTCATTCGCAGCTACGGTTTGAGTTCTTTGCTCTATAGTCCATTGATTTAAACCACGATTAGCCCATTCCGACAACATTAAATTTAAAGATCTTTTAGCTGTTCTTATGTCGTACCCTGTTCGCATTTGAAGGCCACAACGCTCATAAGCCTCTTCAATGTATTCTGCTACATCTAACTCAAAATTGGTAGAACTTGAAGTGGCCATACTTACTCCTTGTATAAATTATCAAAAGTGACCGTAGGGTCCATATAACTATTATCACATTCTGCATTATGAATCCACTGGCTTGGTTTAAAATCAGGTGCGCCTTCACCAGTTTCCCATAAAGCAGGACTTGTTGCACGAACTCTATTGTTAGGTAATGCTACTATATTTCCAGTCCATTTACCAGCATCAGTTAACTCTAAAACATGACTTTGTTTGTGTTGAGCAGGATCATCTGCAATATCTGACTCTGTATAATCTACCGTAAAAAGGTATTTACCCGTATAAAATTTACCATCAATCTTACATATCCACGGGCTTGAGCTTACTCTGTCTATTTTAATAACTGAATGATGATGAGAACTACAATCCCACGGCTGAACTAAATGCACGGGCATGGGCTCCGGCCATTTGTCCAAAGGAGTATCCGCAACAAGAGCTGTAATAGGCATTCTAGCCCACATGGCACCACCGTTAACATTTTGACTTTCGTCAAAATCAGATTCACACCCTGTAAATATCATTTGAAAGCTTAAACACCTGTCTGGAACAGTGTTTACTGTTATTGCCATAGCATGAAGAAACTCACCATGATATTTTTCGTGATTGTGCGTATACTCTCTTCTCACCCAACATTTAAAATGAGGGATGTTACTTTGAAGATAAGGCATTTTTTAAGCTCTACCGCCTCTTTTCATTTTTTTAATAGCACCACCTTTAGCATAACCTTTTTTCTTCATACCCGCAGCGCCACCTTTGGCAAAACCCTTTTTCTTCATGCCCGCAGCACCACCGCCCATCATTTTTTTAACGGCACCACCTTTTTTCATTTTTGTGGCACCTCTAACGACAGAACCGCCTTTAGTCATTTTTTTTGCAAAACCTTTTTTTTTCATAGCCATTTGTACCTCCTTTATTTATGTACGACTTACTGAACCTTTTGTTTGTTTTCTTCTATTGGCCATGACCATGCCACAACCTCTAGCTACTACACTACCTGTTTTTACCTTACCTTTAAAGGGTCTTTTTGCTTTTGTGCTAGGTATTACACCTCCAGAACTCATTTTTTTTACTTTAGCTGCTGGGGTATTGCCTACAACTGTTTTACCTTTTGCTCCTGCTCTTTTTTTCTTTTTTGCGGTAGATGCTCTTTCAGATTGTGATAAACTTTGTGCTTTAGCTCTTGGCAAACACCTATCAGGATTTTTTTTATCCTTAGATGTTCCGCATTTCCCTTTAATTTTACCATCAGTGCCAATACGAACCCAATCTTGTTTTACCCAATCTTTAAGTGCACCCATTACTTTTTACCTTTTGCCCCTTTTGCATAATTAGGGTCTTTACAATACTTAGAAGCTGCCATGTTTGCATAAGCAGACGGATATGTGTCAAAAGTTCTTTTTGCCCACGCTTTGCCAGCAGGACAAATTTTACTTCCTTTACTTTTTGCCGCTCCCCCTTTTTTAAAATAAGTAACTTTTGGTTTTGAAGGGTTAGGTCCAGTTTTAACTACAGATGTCATCATACGCCTCCTGACATATATGCTACAAAAACAGCGATAATTTGTAAAGCTACTCCGAAAGCTATAGCCCACATTCTTGCATCAATTTTATCAATTTGTTTTTGTAAATGAACAAGGTGATTAGTTTCCAACCTTATTAAAGTTTCTTCCACTATGGCTGTTCTTTTATCTAAACTATGTAAAAAATCTTTTTCTTTTTTTGTAGCCATTTTAACACTTCCATCGTCTCCGAGCTTGCCTTAAACGACTATTAGGGTTTTTAGCTGCTTTTGGAAACTTTTTCATTTGTCCTGCGGATCTAGCACAATAAGATTTGCGTCTATTAGCCGCTTTACTGCCTTTTTTTACTTTTCCGGTTACAGCTGTTTTAAGTTTACTGCCCGGATTTTCTCTTCTATAACGAGCAACACCAGCTTTAGTCATCCCCGCTCCACTTTTAGTAGAACGGAAATATTTTTTTGTTTTTGGTGGCTGCTTGTCTTTTTTTCTAGTCATTTTAAGAAAAGAAAAATGTCATCATATCTGCATGATCAAGAGTATAGGACACGCTCATACCACTAATAAAAACAACTCCCTCAGAAGGTATTGTTCTATCCACAGTATCATTAGCGGTGCCTATTGTCCTTGCCGTAAATAAAGTTGTGCCACTTTCAGGAGTTCCATCAATAAACGATAAAGTTCCTGCTGTGCCTCCTGACACTACGGACATACCCCTTAAACGTATTCTAGCGCCTCCGCCAATAGCCTGTGCACATGAAGTACCAGAACCGACTTTTAAATTAGCTGCGTATTGAGCAGAACACTCTACTGCTGTAACCGTTAAAAATAACTTTGTACCCGCAACTGCTTCTGCCGAACTTGTTGAGGTAATAACTTCTGTCATAGCGTTTCCAAAAACATCTGTTCCAGTTATTGTGCAAGTTTTTGCATTGTCCCCTGTGCCTGTAGTTGTGACAATCACATTTCTAGCTGCACCTCCCGCAAAGGTAGTGTTAGCCATAGTTGCAGAGGTATCTGGTCTAGCTGCTGTAACCAACCTATCGTCATCTGAGGCGTTTTCATCATTTACCGTTAACGCTCTTACATCAGACCCTGCCATAATTAATCTCCTTATAAAAGTGGGGGAAATTAATCCCCCATTATACTTTATTCAAATATAGTTCTGCTTATGCACTGATAATGTACATCTACTGCTTCAGCTGCTGCTGCACCTGCTTCAATACCAATATATGGTATAAAATCAATATCATCTGTTAATGCGGCAGATTTAGTTGTACCCGTTGTAACTGCTGTGCCACCAGTTGAACCAGAAGTAGAAGTTATATTGTACTGTTGACCATCAACAAAAATAGATAACTTTCTATCTGAATCTATTTCAATTTTAAAATGATAAATAGTATTTGCTGCAACTGTAATAGGCAACTGACTTATATAATCTGTGCCACCTATACTGTGTACAAAATGCCACTTAGTAAAGTCCGTAAATGCTTCAGAGTTTGTTGCATCAGTTTGAAACTTAAAAAATGCTTGGTTAGCATCAGTTGCTACTAACTGGTCATTAGTTAATTTAAGACCTGCCCATAATTTTTGGTTATCAATAGCATTTGTGTTTATAGAACATTCCCAAACTGTTTGGTTTTCTGTTCCCCACTTTGTACCTGTCCATGCAGTTTGATTACTATCTAAATGAGGAAGAACAATCGCTTGGTCTTGATCTGCACCAGCGGTTGTTAGTGTTATACCTGCCGCAGTTGCATTTCTAGTAGATAACGCACTTGTCATATTAGTGCCTAAAACTTCAAAATTTTTGTTTGCTAAAACATGAAGTGCTAATGCTGAAGCATCGTCTGCATCAGGATCAATAATATTAACTGCATTTAATTTAGGAAGTTGTACAAAATACTCCTCTAAGTAATATCTACGAGTATCTTTAAGACCACTTGCTTTAGTTCTGTCTTGGATTAAGCCA